GGTAGCTCTCCTAAAACTGCTTCTACATGCTTCCGCATGTAATCTGCAGTCAACCAGTAACCCTTTTTGTAAAATAGATTACTGGTGGCTACCCAAGAGATCAACGCACTAGGTCTCCGCTTGTCTCCCGAATGCAGATGTCTTACGTAGGTCGGAGTTACCTCTTCCCCTGCATATGCATCCATTCCACAACTTTCTCTAAAGAAACCCTTTGAGAAACTCTTGTGGACATTCACCTCACAGTAGTACTCGCTGAGGGTGCGAGAGACAACATCAAATGCGTCGGTTGGAACGATTATATCGTCCCCATAGACGTATACGTTAGAAGCACATTTACCAATGTTCTTCCACGTACATGGAAGCTCCTGCCACCGCAGTAAGGCCACTATACATACCGTATAGAAGTACATGGCCTCAATCGGAAAACAGAGGGCACTCCCCATCGAAGCAAATTTTCTCAGTGGGATTTGATCACCACCAGGAATTTCTGCTTTCTTCGTCCTGCATGCAGCGATAGCATCCTGTAAATCAGGCACACTATCAAACATGCGCATAGCGACCTCGTAAGGAACTCGGTCACTAGCAGAAGACAGATCGATTGTACAAAACTTTCGGTCTGCTGACGAAGTAATTGCTAAGCAACGGTTTATCGATTGATCAGTAAAATTTATATGACCACCGGTCCACCGATGCTGTTCGAGTAGTGGTATTAACCACCCGGATATCGCCTGTTGTGCATATTGCATGCATACGGGCTCCATCGCAATTATACGGGGAGTCTTCAATGTCTTGGGCACAGCGACAACCTTTACAGGTTGCTCATCTGCTTCCTCAATGAGCGTGATTTCCTCGAACCCCTTGCCAAATCTTGCCTCTGAATTAACAAAGGCGAAATCGAGCATAGGAAAATAAGGTTCAAGACGCTCATGCCACCGCCGAAAGTCGTACTTTGCATTACCAGTACGTTTATCAGCGGTAGAACCAGGACCATGCTTAGGGAGGAGTTAAAAAGAACAAAAGTCCTTTCGAGCAAATACATCAACCCATAGCAGTCGGGAGACTTGGCAAAAATCGTCAAGCGCTCCAGGCTCCAAAGGCGCATCGAAGATGTGCTCATTCTCAACAAAACCAGCAATCGCCTTCCTCACACGCTTTTCGGTGCAAGGTACGAGAAGCTTCTTAAAGGTATACGCAATTTGACGTATCCCCTCAATTGCCTCAATGCTGGGTTCATTTCGAACACTTCCATCCTTGAAAAACACGTGATCGAAGAAACCCTGTAGGAATACAGGGGTCTTCCCTCGCTTCTTAAAACTACGAAAGCGAGTTGGATCAATCCGTCCTCTGGATAGGCTTATATCAAAGTCTTTACCAAAGTCCGGTAAGGTTATCGTTAAGAACGACAACCCCTCGTGTTTAAAGCGGGACTCGATTGTCTTCAAATCCCGCAAATCAAGTGGAACATTTGTGCACTTAGCCACTGCATCTTTATAGATACATGCGGCCAAACACAGAAGGTCACTTTCGTGGCTTTTCATAGTTCCTCCTAAACCGGAGGTAGCTACTCCAGCCATGAAATCCGCCTCTCTGCCATAGACATGGCAGAGCAATCCCTACCATGCTACGGAGCTAAGGCGATTAAGCCTCAGTCTTCATCAGGGTCATAAGGCCCTTTAGGTCCACGGCGAATCACGTTTCGTCCAACTACGAATAAAATCCGTAGAAGAACTTCGACGATCCTCGCCCACGACTCGGATATGATGCTAATGTTCATTAGCACATACCTTCAAGACATTAGCTTCCGTTAGCCAGGCCACTAGGCCTTCCACTACATCATAAATTTCATCATCTGAGAACCCGTATTCGGGCTCGTCGATGACGAGATACACGCCCAGACTCTTATACTCGTTTACCGAGGTAAGAGGGTCAGCCGCGACGACCCTTTGGTCGACGCGCACCATACGACGAGTTCGAGTTTTGGATTCTTGATGGCTAATTGTCATCTTGAATTCCTCTGTCGAGCTCTGGTATTCTGAGCGATAGCCGTCGGATTTAATCCTCGGCATACTATGTGGTGTAGAATCAACGGTAATGGATTGTGGGTC